CTGGCGTAGGCATTAAAAATCCTTTATGGTTTGTTGGTGTTGTAGAAAACAGAAATGATCCAAGAAAAGAAGGTCGTGTTCAAGTAAGAGCATTTGGTGTTCACGGTACCAATAAAGAAGTTGAAACTACAAACTTACCTTGGGCAATATGTATATCAGGGAACTATGATCCAAATTATCCAATCCCGCCGCTTAATTCATGGGTGTTCGGATTTTTTTTAGATGGCCGTGATGCACAACAACCAATGATACTTGGTTTAATACCAACTCAAATGACTAGTTTAATTGATCCTGAAGTAAATGGCTGGGGTGCTATTCCTGCAGAAAATGTAGATCTCCAATCTCAGGGTTCAAGAGCAGTAGACTACGGACAGCCTCAAAACTCAAGAAAAGCTAGAGGAGAAGAGCTACACAAAACTGACGTGTTGATGCAGGAAGTCACTAGAGTCAGTGCTGATCTATCAGCGATAGAAGAAGATTTTATTATTGAAGAGCCCGCGCCCGGCGCGCAACCAGTTTATCCCTTTAACAGAGTAACAGAAACCGCGGGCGGTCACTGTTTTGAGATGGATGATTCACCATCCGCAGCAAGAGTTAGATTAGGACACAGCGAAGGTCAATTTTTAGAAATGCATCAAAATGGAGTAACAGTTTTAAAATCAGTGAATGATTTGTGGCTTATTTCAGAAGCAAATATAGTTATTATTGCAAAAGCCGGACAAGTTATAAAGGTAGAAGGTGACGCAGTTTTTAACGTAGATGGAAATTTTACTCAAGATGTAACTGGTGATATGAGACAAGTAGTTCATGGAAACTATGAACTATCAGTTGCGGGCCAATTGAATTTAAATGCCGGGGATGAAATTCAGGCCCGTGCAGGTAAAATTAGAATTGAATCAAATATAGAAGGCATTAACTTAAGGTCTGCTAAAAAGATTAATATACAGTCTGGTGAATTGATAAACATTAAATCTGGTCAAGGTATATTCCAAGAAGCAGTAGAAGATATTAATATCAAAGGCGATAACTTATTCATCCAAGGATCAGGTACTTCAAATATAAAATCTTCTGAGATATCAATAGATTCTTCCGGCAATTTAAGCCTCAAAGCAGATCACGTAATCGCTGGCGGGGGACAGCTTGTAAGCATCAATGCATCGACTGTAGCTATTGATGATATTGTTCAACTTGCTAACGGAATGGCTGGAACTCCGATTGCGGCAGATGATGCCGTAGCGGCTTCACCTGCAGAATCTACCGAATTACCAGAACCGGCGGCAAAGTCTAGCGGTAACGGGAACGGTGGTGGTGCCGGGTTTGGAAATGGTGGTTATAAAAGTCCTTCACTATCTGGCAGTGGTGGTTATGTATCACAAGACGATGGAGTAACTGACGGTAATAAAACATCTGATACTCCAGTAGAAGGTAATTATGTTGCCGGAGATTATGCTGATATTGAAGAAGCGCTTCGCGCGCAAGGTTTCAGCGAAAACGAAATAACTGCGGCACTTGCGATTATTGGCGGTGAATCAAATGGTGCCTTTACCGCAACTGAAACAAGTTATTCAGGTACTTCTAATGAACGAATTAGATCTATATTCTCTCGTACATCATCACTTTCCGATACAGAGTTAACTGCACTTAAAAGTAATGATACAGAATTCTTTAATTATGTTTATGGCGGCCAGAATGGCAATGGTTCTGGAAATAATGATGGATATAATTATAGAGGCCGCGGACTTATACAATTGACATTCAGAGCTAATTATGACAGATATGCCAAATTAACTGGATATAATATTGTTGCTAATCCTTCTCTTGTTAATACCGACAGACAAGTTGCAGCTTCAGTTACCGCAGCATATCTAAAAGATAGAGTCAGAAGAACAGGTGACCCTGTCGGTGATATTCGTGCGGCCGTAGCAGGAACAAGAACAGGACAGACTTACACAATGAATATAGATAAAGATAGAGCAAGATATGAACGCCTCTTAAAAGAGCGCGGGATTAGTTAAGGATTAAAATCATGGCAGAAATATGTAAAGATACTACCGAATCAAGAAATACTGCTTCTTTAATTAGCACAGATGGATTTGCTTATTCACCCACAATACAAATATATCAATTAGATAAATTACAAGCAGATTTCGAGAAAAGTGCAGTAAATAGGATTAGTTCTAATAATTATATAGATTTATACACACAAGATACATTCAACCAGGGCTTAATAGCATTTAATAATTTTCTTTTAGCATCGAGTACAAATACTAATTTAAATTTACCTGTGAATTATCCATTGGTTAATGATAGAATATCTAAAGGTGTTGCGATTACTACAATAGAATATATTGATTTTATGGAAGATATTGGTTATAATCCTATTACAATACAAAGTGCAATAACATCAAGTCCTAAAACTGTATTAAAACTTTACAATTCACATATTAATGGTAGATTTTCCAAAAGTACGATGGGTACATTTTGCGAATTAGCTCCATCTATTTTTGGTGCCGTCGCAGGTTTCTTTACAGCTATTAGAAACTTTGCAAATAAAATTACAGATATTGTCAATAAAATCCAAAATTTTAGTTTGGCTGCATTACTAACTAGTCTTAAAGATAAAATAATGTCAGTTATTGAGAATACAATAGAAAAGGTAAAAAGTATTATTGAAAACTTTTCTATAGACGAACTTATTTCTGATGTAAATAAATTCTTTCATAATAAAATAGCAAATAAATTCTTTCTACTAAAATCAAAAGCCATGAAATTTTTTGAATCAATAAATGTAGAGAACTTTAAGAAAAAAATTGAAGGTCTTATTTCGTATGCAACAAACATTTTTAAAGATCCTAAAATTGAAGAAATACAGTTTTTAATCTATAGATTTTGTTCATTCATTACTCAAGTCGAAGATATTATTAATGGTATTAAATCACCGCTTGAAGATTTTTCAAATAAATATGTGTATGCTGGAAATATATTAAAAACAAATTCATCTGTTAATACAATTGATGCTGTCAACTCTGGTGCTAAAAGATTTGATGAAGCTGAAATTGCTGCGGCCATTGAACGAGGTGCTGCATTAGAAACTGCAAGCGGTAATCAACCATTGATTACAGGACCTGAAAAAGATGATTTACCTGGGTGGAATAATGGCAAAGGTGATAGTAGAGTAACATTTGCTGGTAACTGGATAAAGCCACCAGGTGAAGGTTGTGCTGGTGGTATGGGATCAGAAGGATGGGAATTGGATACTGACGTATTTCTTACATCAAAAATACTTCTAATGAGAGTTTATAAAGAATTTTCTAAACAAACTGGAGTTAATCAGATTACAATAAATAGCGCATATAGAAGCCCCAAATATAACTACTGTCTTAGTAAAAGAACAAGTGGTGTAGCAAAGACTAGTCAACACATCCAAGGAAAAGCTTTCGATGTGACATGGGCTGGTTGGCCGAATAATTTAGATGTGTTTATAGAAGTTGCAAAGTCAGTTGGATTTAATGGTATTGGTATATATAGAAAAAGTAATTTTGTGCATATAGATAGAGGCCCCACAAGAAGTTGGAACGGATAAATGGCAATAATACCTCAGACTAGAATCACACCAAGAACAAGAAAAATAGAAACAGTATACGCAGATTTTCACAAAGATCTGACTACAAATCCATTTTCTAATGATCTTGCACTTAAAACAGATGAAGAGGCAATTAAAGAGTCTCTTAAAAATATTATATTAATGGATAAAGGTGAAAAACTATTCCGACCATCATTTGGTGGCAATATTAAAGCAATGCTTTTTGAATTAAATAGTCCCGCTACTATAAAATTAATTCAAGAACAACTTAAAAGTACCATAAATAACTATGAACCAAGAGTAGAATTAATTTCAGTTGAAGTTTATAGTTTAATAGACGACAATAGAGTAGTAATAAAGATAATTTATGCTCTTAGAAATAGAGAAGAGCCAATTCAAGTAGAGTTTATTTTGGAAAGAGTAAGATAAAATGGCAAAGACACCTATTACTGAACTTGATTTCTTTGCGATTAAAGAACAATTTAAAACATATTTAAAAACACAGACATCTTTTAAAGACTATAACTTTGAAGGCTCAAACATGTCTATTCTATTGGATGTATTAGCATATAATACGTTTCAGAATAACTTTTATACAAATATGGCATTATCAGAAATGTTCCTTGATACTGCACAATTAAAAAATTCTATTGTGTCTCACGCAAAAGAACTTAACTATTTGCCAAAATCTTCTACTTCTGCCAAGGCAATTGTAAGAGTGACATTTACAGATACCAATGGAGCAAGTACCGTTACAATTCCAAAGGGAACTAAATTTACATCTTCATCTAATGGTAATTCTTTTAACTTTGTAACTGCACAAGTTTTCCTTGCAAGAAAAACTGCTGTATCTGCCGATGGTTTAACTGCAACCTACGTAGCGGATCAAGTTGAAATTTTTGAAGGTGAAATATTTACAAACTTTGAAACTGAAGGTTATTTTGTAGAAGACACAGCATTCAAGTGCGTATTATCAAGTGAAAATGTTGATATTTTATCAGTAGCAGTAAGCACTGATGATAATGAATTGCAATATACATATAAAACAGACATATTTGGTGTTGAACCAACAGATCGTGTATTCTATATCGAACCATACTTTGACGATAGATATGCTGTAGTTTTTGGTAGAAATACATTTGGTTTACAACCAAGCCCAGATGAAAAGATACAAATTGAATATCGTGTGTGTAATGAAGATGCTTCAAATGGCGCATCTAAATTTGCAACATCATTTAAAACTGGTGTGAGAGTAGAAACAATTCAAGCTGCAGCTGGTGGTGCACCTAAAGAAACACTTGAAAGTATTCGTTTCTTTGCTCCCCGTTCTATTCAAATTCAAGAAAGAGCTGTTACAACTAAAGATTATGAGATCTTGCTTAAACAAAAATACAATGAAATACAGGCAGTTTCTGTTTATGGTGGCGAGAATCTTGAACCACCACAATTTGGAAAGGTTGCTATTTCTGTAGTGCTCGAAGGTACAAATGATCTTTCGGAAAGTAGAAAGAATGAGTTTAAAAGATATCTCATTGATAAAACTCCATTGACCATTGAACCTATATTTGTAAGTCCAGAATTTATGTATGTCGACGCTTTGGTCAACATATATTACTCATATAAGCAGACAAATAGAACTGAAAGTGAATTAGAAAATTTAATCAGAAAAGTAATGTTTGATTATGATACAGTTAATTTAAGTGCATTTGGTGCTACTCTCCGAACTTCAAAATTAATGGCACTGATAGATGATGTAGATGATGCAATACTAAGTAATAGTCTTGAATTAAGAGCTATTATTGAATATTCACCTCCGCTACTATTACCACAGAACCCGACATTTAAATTTGGATCTCCACTTATAAAACCATACCCGTTCGTAAATTCATCCGGTTTTGCAGATTTTAAACCTACTATTGCAAGTTCTATATTCTCTTACAATGGTATATGTGCGCTATTACAAGATAATGGTTCTGGTATCATACAGATTATTACCAGCGATACTATAAATACCAGAGTATTGAATGCAAGTGCTGGTACAGTAGACTACACAACTGGTACTTTAAGATTAGTTAATTTTACTACGGATGATTATTCAGGTTCTGCTATTAAAATATTCGCAAGAAAGAAAGAAGCGGATATTATTGCTCCAAAAAATAGACTTCTTCAATTAAGAGATGAAGATATTAGAATAATCTTTAACGAGGTTTCTTCATAATGGATATTGAAAAATTTATAGCATATCAGATAGAAAAACAATTCCCTTCGCTCTTTAGAGAGGAAGGTACTGAATTAGTAGCACTGATAAAATACTATTATGAATTTTTGGAAACAGATGTTTCTGCATTTTATGTACAGGGTACTAAAATAGTAGATGGAGTAAGCCAAACATTTTCAGAAAAATTCAAGATAAGAAAAGATGCAGAACAAAGACTTTTTGATCTAAAAAAGATACCTTCATATTCTAATTTAGTGTTAAAAGAAGATAAAAATCAAAGTGTTTATAATAACAGAAGATTATTTGAATTTAGAGATATAGATAATACTCTTGAAGATATGGTAATATTCTTTAAAAATAAGTATATGAAAGATCTGCAATTAGATGGTAACAATACACGATTTATTGTAAAAAATATTCTTGATCTATATCGAAGACGAGGCACACCTGATGGTGTCGAACTCTTCTTTAGATTATTTTATAATGAAAATATTGAAATATATTATCCTTCAGAGGCTATATTAAAACCTTCTACCTCATCTTGGAATCAAGGCATATTTTTACAACTTTATCCAAAAGAAATAACAGAACTTAAAGATTTAACAGGGCGATCTATATACGGATCTATTTCCAAAGCCGAAGGTATTGTCAATAGAATTTCATTTACACTTGTAAATAATGCCCTAATACCTATTTTATTTTTGAGTAGTGTAAAAGGTAACTTTATAGGGTACGATGACATATTCAGTATCATAGATGGAACTATTGTAAATTTTGGAATAGTATATGGATCATTGGATTCTGTCAATATAAATCAAACTGATCCTAGGGCAACAACCGGAAATGAAATTGGAGACTTAGTAAACGTAACTTATGCAGGCGCCCGCGGCGGCAAAGCAATAGTTACAGATGTTTCACAAACAATCAGTGGTGAAATAACTTATGAGTTTTTAGAAACTGGATTTGGTTACACAGAAGAAAATACATTATTGCTGGTGTCAAATCAAATTATATTTCCATTTAAGTTTACTACTGAATCACCAGATTTAATTGACGACTTGGTAGTATTGGAAACCGTACAAGACCAATTCGGTAATGTTGGTAAAGTAATAGGCGGGAACGAAACCATTTTTGGTATAAAAATGGATGAGGGGATGCAATTTACTTCCAATTCCGTTATTACAACCACAAGAGCAGTAGACAATACTATAGTGATATCAGGTGCTGAAATCATAATAGATAGTCCTAATATTATAATTGTAAATAAAACAGCTAATAATTATTTTAGTGATAATGACATTTACTATTTTGATCTAGTAACACCTAAAAATGATTCTTCTCCGGGGCCTTTATATCCAGAAACAGCAAACACAGAAATACTTTCGGTTAAATTAAATGAATTAGATAATGAAGAAACTGTATCTCTTATTGTAGATATAATTGGCAATTTCTTAGATGTACAACTCGATTCAGTAAACTATAATGATCCACCCGCATTAACTGTAATGAGCGGTAATACCGATCCAGTTGATGCTAATACTCCATTAAACGAAGCATTTAATTTGGAACCATTTACTATTGGTTCAATCAAAAAGTTCATAAACATAAAGCCAGGAACAGATTATAAGAATAAAGTATTTGCTGTTGCATATGATCCAGTTATGAAAAATTTTGATGTATATAATCAGATTATCACATTGGAAACTATATCCGCAACACTTGAAGTCGGAAGTATTATAACACAAGGTAGCGGCCCATCGGAAATTTCTGGGAAAATAATTAAAATTGTTGAAAATACCATATTTGTACTTCCTTATTCTTATTATGGATTTACAAGTAATCCCATTACATTCAATGGAAATAATTTTAATGTTCTAAGTATCAGTAGAGATTATAGTTCGGCACCAATTGGATTTAATGCTAATATTAATGCAATTACCGAATTTGCTGTAGGAAAAATATTAAATGTTGAAGTAACAAATTCTGGATATGGTTATGGCGATAAAGAAGAAGTAACTATTACCGATGATTTTGGAGATGTACTTGCGGTTGGTGTGGCAAATGCAAGAGGCCAAGGTAGAATTGAAGGTAGATGGTCCTCGAAGGAATCGCACTTAAATTTCCAAAGCGGAAAGGTACTTCAAGATAGTGACTATTACCAAGAATATTCATACGAGATACAGTCACAAACGGATATAAATACCTATAAATCTACTCTTACTGAAGTATCACATCTTGCAGGAACAAAAATATTTGGAAAATTTGTTTTAAAAGACGAGGCAAAGGTAAATACTACTGCTAGATTTTCTATAATAAGAAACACTTGAGGGAAAAATGTCAATTATAACAAATAAATTTAAGACAAGTAATGTTACAGATTTCAAGCAAGATTTTATAGATTCAGATTACTATGTTTTTGTTTCTTCTACACAAATAACACAGACAAATGATTCCGAGTATTATATAAATGAATTTTTAGAGAATACACTTTTTGGTAAAAAAATAAACCCCGATGAAGTATTCTTTATGATAGATAATAATAGATGGCAATCTGGTTTAATTTATGAAAAGTACGATGATAAATCAGATCTATCAGATAAAAAATTCTATGCAATAGTCTATCCTACTGATAATAGTACTGGCGATTATAGAGTGTACAAGTGTCTTTCAAATGATCATGGTGCTAAATCTTTCAATCCACCAAATTATGATCCAGATACAGATGAACAAATTTATAGAATGGGTGATGGTTATGTTTGGAAATTTATGTACGTGATATCTACTGTAGAATACCAAAAATATTCCGCACTTCAATATTTTCCAATCGTGTATCCCACTGCTGTAATTACAAACGTTGTTGCAACGGGAACTGCAATTACATATTTCGCGGACAATATTTTTAAACCTGGTATGATTGTAACTGTAAAAGGTATTATACCAAATCAATTTAATGTTACTGATAGAGTGATTACTGCCGCATCAATTACTTCATTTACAATTAGCGGTACTGAAACTGGATCGTATCAAATAACATCACAAGGTGAATGTGTTGTAAAAAATGGGCTCGTTAATAAGCGATCCATTGATCACATTGAAGTTGAAAATTATGATTTAAATAAAGGATATGAATTAAGATCTGGAATAATAGAAGAAGTCGGTGAAACTAATATTACAATATCATCACCTAAGCTAGATTTAAATCCTTTAGCTAATTATTATTCCGGCCAGACCTTTTATGTTATAGATACAAATAATTATGCAAATACATATACTATAGATACATATAGTTATAACGAATCTACCAAAAAAGCAATTATCACACTTTTAGATAAAGATTCGTTTATTGATATTAATTTTGATTTTGAAATTTTCCCTAAAATTGAAATAGCGGGGGATGGTACTGGTGCAGAAGCTGTGCCCAAAATAAACAGTCTAGGTACAATAGAAACTATATTAATTCTAAATAAAGGTAGTGGTTATACACGTGCAACAGCAAGAATAGTAACACCTCTTTATGGGTTTGATACTGTATCAGCATTATCAACTGATGTTGAAGCAATATTAAGACCTATTTTATCACCTAAAAATGGGCATGGTTATAATTTTGAAACTGAATTACTATCTAGAAGAGCACATGTATATACATCTTTAACTGATACTGATAATATAACTATACCATCATCAAATGTGTATACTAGAATAGGTATTGTAAAAAATCCAGAATTTACATCTAATACAGATTTATTTGATAACAGATTAAAACTTACACTTAGTTCAAGCATTTTAACTGTTGGTGAAACTGTGACTCAAAGTTATCAACAACCTATTTCATTTTCCTCTGAAGTTCATGCTGTTGATGGAAATATAGCATATTTGTGTAATTATCACGGACCATATAGAACGTATCCTTCTGCAAACAGTTCTGCAGAAGGATATGAAGATATTCCAATAAACATAAAGAGTTCTATTATATCATCTCAAAATCAGATATTGAATATAAATAACATTATAAGACCGAATTACATCCAGAAAACTGGGGATGTATATTATGTAACTAATTTTGTTCCGATCACTCGAACAACTACTTCGAATGAAGAATATAAGATCGTATTAGAATTTTAAGGATAAAAAATGCCAATTCGCACTAATCTAAATGAGTCTCCATACTATGATGATTACGATATTACTAAACAGTACCATAGAGTTTTATTCAGACCTGGTTATGCAGTTCAAGCAAGAGAACTGACTCAGCTTCAAACAATTCTACAAAATCAAGTAGAACAATTTGGTGATAATATCTTTAAAGAAGGTAGTATTATTAAAGGGTGTAACTTTACTGAATTATCAGCATTAAGTTATGTAAAAGTAACAGATACTGCGGTCAATATCATAAATCCCCTGTTAGAAATAACAGTAAATGAACTTGTTGGTGGGATTGATCCAGAAACTGGAATTGAAACATTTTATGAAATTGAAGGTGCTATAACTGGGCTGAAAGCATTGATTATAGCTGCGGCATTTGGTTTTGAAACTAATGATCCCGATTTAAATACATTCTTTATTAATTATCTAAATTCAAACGAAGCACAAGAAAAAGTTTTTGATCAGAATGAAACTTTAGAAATTTATAGATATACAATAACTGATGATGTAACAAGTGTCGGTGTAAAAGTAGCAGAATTTTCAGTGACATCAAGAGCAAATCATGTTGGAAAATCATTTGGTGTACAATCTGCTATAGGTATTACATATCAAAAAGGTCACTTCTTATATGCCAAAGAACAAATTGTAATACTAACAAAGTACACAAATGTACCAAATAACATTTCAGTTGGTTATAGAGTAAGGGAAAGCTTAATTAGCCCTCTGACCGATAATACACTCTATGATAATTCGATTGGTACACCTAATTTTAATGCCCCTGGTGCAAACAGATTAAAATTAGAACCTGTACTTATTGCAATTTCAACCGTGGAAGCAGATGGAGATCCTACATTCTTTACACTTGCCCGTTATATTAACGGAAGTGCTGTTCAGGTTAGAGACGTTTCTCAGTATAATGTACTTGGTGAGGAAATGGCTCGTCGTACATTCGAAGAATCTGGCAATTATATTGTGCGCGGCTTTAAAACAAAAGTTATCAACACCGCAAATGGAGCTATACAGGCAGCAGTGGAACCAGGTGTAGCATATGTCAAAGGCTATAGAATAGAAACTAAGGGCGAGATCTTTGTTCCTATTGACCAATTGGAACTTTCTGATACTGAGACACAAGCAAATCAACCTGTATCTTTCAATTACGGATCATATGTTGATATTGCAAATACAGATTCAATGGGAACACTTCCAGTTGGAACATACGCAACCGCTTCTCTAAAAAATATTAGTAATACTACAATTGGTACTGTAAGAGTAAGAAACTTTACCCCAGATAGAGTATATGTTTCAAACATCAGAATGGGTGCAAATAATTTTAGTGATGTAGCTTCTATTGATGGAGCTGCAGGTTCTGTAAAAATTATTCCTACTATAAAACAGAAAAGTAATGACACTTCAATTTTTAATGTCGGTGAAACATTTCTTAAAAGTGTAACAGATATCAGTATTCCCGTAAGAAAAGCAAGAGCATTAACTAATATTGCAGACACGTTTACTTTGACTTCACTCTCGGGTGAAGATTTTAATGTTCAACTCGATGATACCCTTATTGTAGATACAACACAAGATAATCTTCAGATATCCAGTATTGTAAAAGATAGTTCAACTCAATTGACTATTAATTTAGTGGCAGGCCAAACACCAGCTGCTACAGGGACTATTTACTACAATTCCAGAGTACAACTTGCAGAACCATACGACAAATTAGATACAACACTTTATGTCAAAGCAACATTCTCTGCTGGAACAACAAAATATAGTCTTGGTTTCCCAGATGTGTATCAATTAGTAAGCATAACAGATTCTGGAAGTAATGATGTTACTAATAGTTTTAGATTAATAGAAAATCAGCAAGATCATTACTATGATCTTTCATACATTGAATATATACCTGGTCGCCCAGTTCCTGCCAATGGTCTTATGACCATTAGAGTAAAAGCATTCAAAGTAAGTACTGCAACAGGATCATATTTCTTTACAGTTGATAGTTATCCAAATACAATAGATCTAAGTTATATTCCTTCATATAAAACATCATCTGGCACAACATTAAATCTAAGAGATTGTGTAGACTTTAGACCACATGCAGCAAATACTGTAGCATATGCAAGTGCCGAAGTACTGGGAACAGCTCCTACTGTAAGCACAGCCGTAGGTGCAAATCCTACGTTTACTGGTACTTTCTTAATACCAGCGCTTAATTCTGCGGCAACACTTGATTACGAATATTATCTTAATAGAACTGATATTATAACAATAGATTCGTATGGTAAATTTTCTGCAACAAAAGGTAAACCTTCAAGAAAATCTCGGTCACCTACTATCGGTGACGATAAATTAGTCATTTCAGAAATTTACGTACCCGGGTTTCCTGCCATATCTTCTGATAGAGCATCACAGGAAAATAAACCAGCATTGGCAATAAAATCCAAGACTTTGGGCGCGAAAACATATACGATGAAAGAAATCGGAGATCTTGACAGTAAAATCAGTAAACTTTTCTACTATATGTCCGTATCATTATTGGAAGCATCTACACAAAATCTAAATATCACAGATGAAGCTGGTATTACTAGATTTAAAAATGGTATTCTCGTAGATCCATTCAATGATTTATCAATAGCAGATGTTAAGAATCCAGAATTTAATGCATCACTAGATTTTACAGAAAAATCACTTTTACCTGCTGTTAAAACAATACCTATTAATCTAAAATATAAAACATCCTCGAATGTTTCATTACACCCAAGTAGTGCAGAAATAGATGCTGCAACTCTTGCAACATCAATTAACACACCGTTAATTACACAACCTTATGCAACAAGCTTTAGAAATTGTGTAAGTAATTTCTATGACTATATTGGAACTGGTTTCTTATTTCCAGAATATGATGGTGCATATGATACTGTAACAGCACCATCTCCAAATATAAACATTGACATTGCAACACCATTTATTGAATATACTGAAGCACTACAGGAATTTGTACCATTAACTTCAACTCAATCAACTTTGCTAGAATCACGTATAGAAGAAATTGGAAGAACAACTTCAGGCAAAGGTAAAGGTCGAAGTACTACCGTTAGCACACAGCAAACTGATATTATTCAAGATATAACTCGTTCCCTTCAAGTTTCCGAAGGTCGTGTTAATGAGCAAAATCTAGGTGAATTTGTTACAAACTTCAACTTCAATCCATTTATGAGATCAAGAGAAGTTAAAATCTTGATGCACGGTTTAAGACCAAATACACGTCATTATTTCTTCTTTGATGATATTGATGTGAATTCAAGTGTTATCCCTGGCTTAGTTCCTTCATCAGATTCTGTTCGTGATGTAGTTGCAAAAGGGACTACAGTTGCAAGTGTCATTACAAATTCTAATGGTAGTCTTGCAGCAATATTCACAATACCATCTGCAGCATTCTATGTCGGCGATAGAGTTCTATTGGTATCTGATGTTGATAATATAGATTCTGTATCATCTGCAGGAACATCTGGTGGTTCAATTACTTATAGAGCATATAATTTCTCTGTAAATAAGCAAAGTCTAACTCTCACGACACGTGAACCTGAAATAAGAGTTTCAGAAACTTCAACAACTAGAACTGTAGTAAATAGACCTGTAGCAGTAACTACAGGAAACTCTGATCCACTAGCACAAACATTCTTTATAAAATCTGCAATGGCAAACGGAGCAGATTGTATCTTTGCTTCACGTGTTGACTTGTTCTTCAAGAGAAAAAGTGTTACCAACGGTGTCACAGTCATGCTAAGAGAAGTCATTAATGGCTATCCAGCTGCGGAAATAATACCTTTCTCTAAAGTGCACTTAAATGCAAGTGATGTTGCAATTTCAGATAATGGTTTGACTGCAACATCTGTATTCTTCAAAGCACCTGTAAGACTTGATGTTGAAAAAGAATATGCAATTGTTATTATGCCTGATGCAGGTGATCCTGATTATCTAATATATACTTCAAAGGTGGGTCTAACTGATCTAATTACAGATTCTCCTGTAGTTATGGACTGGGGTGACGGTGTTCTATTCACTTCTACAAATAATAGAGCATGGCAGTCATACCAAGATGAAGACATCAAGTTTACACTTTATAGAAGAGAATTCAGTCAATCAACTGGAACTGTAACTCTTACAAATGAAGATAACGAGTTCTTGACTCTTTCAAATATTACTGGTGACTTCCAAAATGGAGAACTCGTATACGTACTCAAATCTGTCGGCGGTGGAACATCAAATACGATATCTCTTTCTGCTGGAAATACTACTTCTACAGGGACAGCACTTTCAACTACATACAATCAATATGACTATGTATATGTTGAAAGTGGCGCAAATAAAGATTTAATGAAGATCGTAGAAGCTCCTACGTCGGGAGCTATGATATTTGATAAACCTTCTAAATTTACCGGATCATTTATTGCAAATCCTGCTGTAATAGGTAAAATTGTTTACTATACCAATAGAAATCCTGAACTTATGATACTCGAAGGTTCATCAGCAAGTCTAACTAAGGTATTATCTCCTGGTGATACTATTGTAGGATTTGTAACTGAAGCATCGGCAACAATTTCAACAGTTGATAATGTTGAATTGAGTTACATGCAACCAATCATATTAAAAACAAATAACAGTGTTACTGATGTTACAATGACTGGTACATTCACAGATCCTTCAGATACTGATGTGACATATACAAGAAATATTCCATTTAATAATAAGACAACATTTAACGAAAAAGGCTGTATTATTTTCAGTAAATCAAATGGTGTTAAACCGTTTGACATAACATTAACTCTTACTAATGGAAATAATACTACCGCATCACCATTTGTAGATGTCGAAACTGCTACTATGTTAGCATATCAATATAAAGTTGGTGCTAATACAGATAACACTTCTGCATATATTTCACGGACAATTGAATTGGCTGAAAATCTAGATGCAGAAGATTTTATTCTCTACACTACAGCATACAGACCCTTAAATACAAGTATTAATGTTTATGTCAAAGTTCAACATGCTTCTGATCCAGTTGCATTTGAACTAAATGATTGGATACCATTAGAATTAGTTGAAGGTGCTGAAGTTTATTCATCAACAAGTAATACTAATGATTTTAAAGAGTTTGTATATAAATTACCAGAAACTGAAAAGGTCGGCGGTGTATTAACATATTCCAATACTTCCGGTGAATATTCTGGTTATAGAAAATTTGCTGTAAAGATAGAATTTATAGTTGATGAGGTATCCGGAAGATTACCAATCGGTTCAATACCAAGACTTCTCGATTATAGGGGGATTGCACTTACATGATTAGAGACGAAAGAACAAAGGCATTAATTAATACCGATGCGGATGCCCTTTATAAATACAAAATGGAAAGAGATAAAGTACGAAAGATGACTTCTATGCAGAAAGAAATAGATCATCTTTATTCTCAAGTAGAAAATTTATATAAACTCTTAGAAGATAGAATAGAGAAGAATAATGGCAAAATCCGCAATAACTGAAGTATCTGCTAATAATACATTTCAAGTTTGGTTAGACAAAACAAATGAACTTGTAAATCTTGTTCAAAGTGATATAGTTACTGCTTCTCTTGCTTCTGCAAATGGTGACATTACAATCGGTAATGCAACACTTGATGGTAATTTTAGAGCCAATACTATAACTGCATTTGACCTATTAAGAGTAGATTCTATAAGTCCAAATGTTGGATCTACAGCAATAGAATTTACTGCTCCAGTTAATATAGTCACAAACCAGACAGTTTTGGAAAGACTTTCAAGTACAACTGGCCCGAGATTATCATTTTATAATACTATAGACTCTGATTGGCAAATTGGTTTTGAAAATAATACAACAAAGAAGTTTGTAATTACTAATGGCGGAGGTGCTCTTAAATTAGATACTTCCGGAAATCTAGAAATCACTGGTATTTTTTCTGGTACTGCTCAAACCGCAAATACAGTCACTCTTGTCGCTACAAATACCACAAATGCTACACATTTTCCAGTTTTTGTGGATGCAGCAACTGGAAATGAAAATGTAAGAACAGATACTGGTTTTACATATAATCCAAGTACTGGTGCTTTAACTGCGACAGGCTTTGTTGGAGCATTAACTGGTAGCGTCACAGGTAATGTTACAGGAAATGTAACTGGTAACGTATCTGGTAGTGCTGGTTCTGTAACTAGTTTCACAGGTCGTACCACTAATGATCTCAGTGAAGGTACAACTAATCGTTATTACACCGATCCTCGCGCGCGACTTGCAATTAGTGGATCCACAGGTGTCACGTATAATGCTACAAGCGGTGCTATATCTATAGGCCAAGCGGTTGGCATCGGTAACAATGTGCAATTTGCAAATCTTACTACAACCGGAACTATTTCTTCAACTGGCGCAATATCATCAAATGGTGACATTACAGCATTCGCATCATCATCTGATATACGAAAGAAAGAAAATATTGTAAGAATAGATAATGCACTTGAAAAGGTTCTGCAAATAGGCGGTTATACTTACAACTTTAAAAATGATGATAGAAAAATAACCGGTGTTATTGCTCAAGAATTAGAAAAAGTATTACCAGAAGCAGTCTATGAAATAGATGATGAAGCATTTGGCGGAAAATCTAAAGCTGTACGATATGGTAATATTGTTGGTCTTCTTATAGAAGCTATTAAAGAGTTAAAAACAGAATTAGACGAAATAAAAGGAAGATAAAATGCTTTTACCATCTTTCGGCATTTTATGTAAACTTTTTAAAGAAAATGATAAAGACCAGTGTTATGTTAGAGTCAGAATAATATGATTCTAAAATTATAAATAACTAAAAAAGGTATAGTTAAATGTCAAAAATCTCTCAATTAGGTCCATTACTTGCAGATGAAACTGCATCCAGCGACCTTTTTGTTATGGTAAATCTTGTGCAAGGTGACAATGGTACAAAAAATATCACAAGATCTGAACTAGCAAAAGCCTTACAAAAAGAACCTTTTACTAATATCAATATAACTGGTGGCACTATAAACAATGTCACAATGTCAAATAGTGTAATTAATACTACTTCCATTGCAAGTCCTACTATTAGCAATCCAGCAATTACTGGTGGTTCTATTTCCAGTGCTACAATCAATACAAGTACTATAAATAATTCAGCATTAAATCAACCAATATTTGGAAATTTAAATGAATACGCGGCACCGTTAGATGATAATGATGAATTTATAATCCGTGAAGCACAAAATGGATCTACTGTTACAATTAAATTCTCTGATTTAAATGATGAAATTGCAGAGCAGTTAAAGAAAGTAAACAAAGTGTATGTAGCTGCTGATGCTGACGCCGGCGGCAATGGAAGTTATATGAAACCATATCAAACACTAGAACAAGCATTTGCTTTTATGAATTCAATAAATTATCCAATTTCAATTTCAGTAATGCCAGGTAATTACTATACGGAAGGGAATCTTTCACTTCCAGATAAATGTTCAGTCGTGTCAACAAATGGTCAATATGCAACAAATATACATCTATATGATCCAACTAATGGACCGGGTGTAGATTGGTACTTACATGATCCAATCGAAGAAAATTGTTTCTTGGTCGGATCTGGATGCTATATTCAAGGTTTCGGTTTCAGAAATATGAGAGTAGATGATTTTGATGATCCTACAAAAGGATTTGCTGTTGCATTCAGACCAGGTGCTACAATACTTAGATCGCCATATATAAAAGATTGCAGTCAGGTAAGTAACTATACAGAAAGAGCTATTGCGGCGCCGTTAGATCCAGTTAATGCTAATCCTCTTGTTGGTAGAGGTGGCGGTGTTCTTCTTGCAGATCGCGCGGTTTTAGATTATGATACAATTTTCCCATATATGTTAGCTTTTGGTGCTACACCAAGATCGCCAAATGGGATGGGATATGTTGCAAAGAATGGTGCTGGCATTAACGGTATCGGTTCTATTACAATTTTCCAAAGATGTGCTTTCTATGCACTTAATGGTGGTCAAGTCACACTCAATAACTCCGGCACACAATTCGGTGATATATCAATGCGGGCCAAAGGTTTTACCTATGTAGTAGAACCATATGAATTAACTGGTGTAGAAAAGAATGATTTAATTTTTGCAAATACAGCAGCAGAAACAATAGATAATGCACGTGACGATATTATAGAAGATATGTGGGAACGAATATACAGCGACTATGTTGTAGGTCTTGGATATGAAATAGATGAAGCACTTACTAGACGAGATGCAAACAGTTTTATTCAATCAATTTATTATGATTTAATTTCAGCAGGCCAAACAAGTTCTAGAAACTTTGCAGCTTCATTCTTTGACTATAAGGCAGATCACGTATTTCAAGTATTTAATCCATCGGATGAAGATGCAATATATATTGGAAGTGTTTCCGCTATTAGCGGTGAAGGCGGTCTTCCAGATGCAAATACAGTAGAACCAAATTCAGCATATATTGTTTATGATCCGGATGGAGAACCTATAAATATATATAAAGGTGATGTTTATGTTTCCGATGGATCTACTTGGACCAATACTGGTCCTAATGATACAACATTGCTAGATTCATTTATATTTGCATACGAAAGAATGAAAATATATATGTTAACATTGACTGCAGATACAGCGCAGCAGGATATGATCTCTACATTAATTAATAACATTATTATTAAAACTTTGTTGAATCCATCTAAACTATTATTTGGCAGTCTTATTGAAAGTTTGGCACATCAGTTTAACTTGGCGGGCGCAGGTGTAAATAAAAATGCGCTGCCACTTAACTTCAGAAGAGTCGGAAAGCCATTGCCTGCTAGCGGATCAGTATTAAAGGAAGATAGTGGTCGAGTAAGATGGTCAGGTGCAGATGAATTAAACAACCAGTATTTTGCTGGAGGTTTAAAAATTAACGGTAGGACCGGTCGTCTGGAAGGAAGACCTTTCACATCATCAGTTAGAAGATTAGCAAGAAGAGCAGCAAATAGTAGGGTATCAATTACATGACAATAACAAAACTTATAACAAGTCAGGCTCCTGATGCAAAACCCGTCGGAGTTTCTAAATCTATAACTAGTGCTGGTTGGACTACTTTAATAGAAGTGCCAGAATATGAAATACCCGAAGAAACATTCGGCGGGGGAACCATTACTGTACCAGGTGTTGCTGAAATTATCAGCCCTTTACTTATTACTAATATAAGTGCGGCAAGCATCGATGTAGATATACGAATTTATAGAAATACCGATACTACTAACTATTTAATTGCTACACAATTACCAATACCAGCATTTGATATTTTGCCACTTCCGTTAAATGGTCAATTTATTGCTAGTGGTGATAAACTAGAAATTACTAGTTCTGCAGCTAGTGGCATTAATGTGACAATATCTTATACAGTGGGTCAAGCTGAACAGGATGATGTAGACGGAATAGTGGAGACCGTATAATGGCTTTTAGGACAATCCGCGGTAAAACTTCTCTTCTTGGACAAGGATCTAAGTTAGAAACACCAATTAACCTAGACCCTCAAAACTTTGAGGGTGCTATTGTTTATGGTGATGATACATTTGTTTACTATTCAAATGGAACTCTGTGGATTAGATTAAATGAAGGTCTCCAAGGTTTACAAGGACTTCAGGGTATCCAAGGTTTGCAGGGATTTCAAGGCTTGCAGGGTATACCTGGTCAAGGATTACAGGGTCTACAAGGTTACCAAGGTATACAAGGTATTCAAGGCCAGGTAGGTCAAGGTATTCAAGGTATCCAGGGACCTCAAGGCATTCAGGGCGAACAAGGTACACAAGGAATTCAGGGCCCTCAAGGAATTCAGGGCCAACAAGGTATTCAGGGAACTCAAGGTATAATAGGACCTCAGGGTCTCCAGGGATCACAGGGTGTTCAAGGTAATCAGGGTATTCAGGGTCAGCAAGGTATTCAAGGTTCCACTGGTGAGCAAGGTATTCAGGGTCTTGTCGGGCAGCAAGGACTTCAAGGTATACAAGGTTCAATAGGAATTCAAGGTATACAGGGTGCTCAAGGCATTCAAGGAACTCAAGGTATTCAAGGAACTCAGGGAACACAAGGTGAACAGGGTATTCAAGGAACTCAGGGTGAACAAGGTATTCAAGGAATACAGGGTACTATAGGACCACAAGGAATACAAGGAACTCAGGGGAACCAGGGAACTCAAGGTGTTCAAGGAACTCAGGGGAACCAGGGAACTCAAGGTGTTCAAGGTACACAGGGTATTCAAGGTACTCAAGGGCCACAGGGTATTCAGGGACTTGTCGGTCAGCAAGGACTTCAAGGTATACAAGGTTCGATAGGAACTCAAGGTATTCAAGGTACACAGGGGACACAGGGTATTCAGGGGCCACAGGGTACTCAAGGTGTTCAAGGTATCCAAGGATATCAAGGAATTCAGGGATCTCAAGGTATTCAGGGGCCACAGGGTACTCAAGGTGTTCAAGGTACTCAAGGTCGCCAAGGTCTTCAAGGAACTTATGGGCCATCATTAACAATTATCGGATCTGTTCTTGATGTTTCAAATTACACACCCCCAGATGATGAACAAGATGTTTTAAATACTGCATTTAACACTGCAGTTGCGGGCAATGGTGTGATAGATCAAGCATCTGGCAATCTCTGGGTTTATGATGGTGTTAATTGGAACAATGTTGGACAAATTCAAGGTCCACAAGGCGCCCAAGGTACACAGGGTATAACAGGATCAGGAATTCAAGGTATTATTGGAAGCCAAGGTATTCAAGGTAATCAAGGTATCCAGGGGCCGCAAGGAACTCAAGGAACTCAAGGTATCCAGGGACCACAAGGTATCCAAGGACCTCAGGGTATTCAAGGTTCTATTGGCATTCAAGGTATTCAGGGTCCACAAGGTATCCAAGGGACACAGGGTACTCAGGGTATTCAAGGTTCTATTGGTTCCCAAGGTATTCAAGGCTCTATTGGTTTCCAAGGTATTCAAGGCACTCAGGGTGAACAGGGTGTCCAAGGTATACAAGGTTTGATAGGAACTCAAGGTATTCAGGGACCACAGGGTATTCAAGGAACTCAAGGCCGACAAGGTATTCAAGGTCTATTTGGTATTCAAGGTAACCAAGGTATTCAGGGTAACCAAGGTATTCAAGGTCTATTTGGTATTCAAGGTATTCAGGGTATTCAAGGTTCTATTGGTATTCAAGGTATTCAGGGACCACAGGGTATTCAAGGATCTCAAGGTATTCAGGGTATACAAGGATCTATTGGCGCTCAAGGTATTCAAGGCACTCAAGGTATTCAAGGCACTCAAGGTATTATTGGAAGCCAAGGTATTCAAGGTAATCAAGGCATCCAGGGGCCGCAAGGTATTCAAGGCGCTCAAGGTATTATTGGAAGCCAAGGTATTCAAGGTACTCAAGGTACTCAAGGTATACAAGGTCAAGTAGGACAGGGTATTCAAGGTTTACAAGGACCTCAAGGTCAACAAGGTGTGCAAGGAACTCAGGGCCCGCAAGGAACTCAAGGTGTTCAAGGTCAAATCGGTCAACAAGGTATCCAAGGCTCTCAGGGTGTTCAAGGTATTCAAGGCATTCTTGGTAATCAAGGTATTCAAGGTATTTCAGGATTTGTCGGAGCAGTAGGTTCTCAAGGTGTCCAAGGTATTCAAGGTCTATTTGGTAATCAAGGTATTCAAGGCCGTCAAGGTATTATAGGGCCAATAGGTGTTCAAGGTCTAAGAGGCGCTCAAGGTGTCCAAGGAACTCAAGGAACTCAGGGTGTTCAAGGTTTACAAGGTCTTGTTGGCCAAGGTATTCAGGGACTTCAAGGTGTTCAAGGTACATTCGGACCTGCGCTTACTGTTATTGGAAGTATTAGTGTAGCAAGTGATGCGGCACTTAAAATTGCGTTTCCAAGTGCAGTTTCAGGTAATGCTGTAATTGAAACCAGTACCGGTAAATTATGGGTTTATGATGGTGTAAATTGGTCTGAAGTAGGTCAATTCGTTGGAGCTCAAGGTATTCAGGGGCGCCAAGGTGTTCAAGGCATTCAGGGACTTGTTGGTCAAGGCATACAAGGTATTCAGGGACCTCAAGGTACTCAAGGTCTACAAGGTGTCCAAGGAATTCAAGGTTCAACTGGGTCTCAAGGTAGACAAGGTGTCCAAGGTATACAAGGTCTTGTGGGCCAAGGCCTACAGGGGCTTCAAGGTCGACAAGGTATACAGGGTGTTCCTGGGTCATTTGCCGCTCAAGGTATCCAGGGTGTTCAAGGTATATCCGGTCAAAGTTTCAATCAAGGCCTACAAGGTGTTCAGGGTACACAAGGCCGTCAAGGTTTCCAGGGAATATCGGGTCAAAGTTTTAACCAAGGTGTTCAAGGTGTTCAAGGGCAATCTGGTTCCGCAGTATTACAAGGTTTCCAGGGACTTCAAGGTACCGATGGTTTGTTTGCAGGACAAGGTATTCAAGGTCGCCAAGGTGTCCAAGGCCAATCTGGATCTGCTGTTGCTCAAGGTTTCCAGGGACTTCAAGGTACTTCAGGCTCTGCTGTTGCACAAGGTTATCAAGGTATACAAGGACAGTCTGGATCTGCTGTAGCCCAAGGTTTCCAGGGACTTCAAGGTACTTCAGGGCAAAGTTTCAACCAAGGCTTACAAGGTGTTCAAGGACAATCTGGTAATGCGGTTGCTCAAGGTTTCCAAGGACTTCAAGGTACTTCTGGTCAAAGCTTTAATCAAGGTCTCCAAGGTATTCAGGGTGTTCAGGGCGGCGGAGGTGTTATTGGTAACCAAGGTCTACAAGGTCGCCAAGGTGTCCAAGGAACTATTGGTGGTCAAGGTATTCAAGGTCTTTCAGGTGTAAGTTTCAACCAAGGTCTCCAAGGTCTACAAGGTCGCCAAGGTGTACAAGGAACTATTGGTGGTCAAGGTCTTTCAGGTGTTGGTGCTAACGGTTCACAGGGTATCCAAGGTATCCAAGGTATTCAAGGTCGCCAAGGTATTCAGGGTACTTTAGGTCTGCAAGGTATAACAGGAGTTGGGTCACAAGGTATTCAAGGGATCTTTGGTATCCAAGGTATTCAAGGTACTACAGGTGTTACTGCCGACCAAACAGTAAATACTTCGAGTAACGTACGATTTAACAGTCTTGGGGTAGGAACTACCGCATCTGGAACTGCAGGTGAAATTAGAGCAACTAATAATATTACTGCTTATTATTCCGATGATAGACTTAAAACTAGACTTGGGTTAATTGAAAATGCACTTGAAAAAGTTAAAACACTTGATGGTTTCTATTATGAAGCAAATGAAATTGCTCAGAGAATGGGTTACAAACCAATAAGAGAAGTCGGTATTTCTGCTCAGAAAGTGAAAGAAATTTTACCAGAAATTGTTGCTCCAGCTCCAATTGATGAAAGATATCTGACTGTAAGATATGAAAAAATAGTTCCACTTCTAATTGAAGCAATTAAAGAACTATCTGTAAAAATTGAAAGTCTGGAAGGGAAATAAGTAATGACCCTTCCACTATTTCCTAACGGAATATCAACAAATCAAATGAATGTCGAGTTGGCAAGAACTGACACGACAACTCTGACTATGAATGAAAATATTGTTCGGGATATGCTGGCAGGAGATACGCCAAATCTTGCGGCAGCACCATATGCAAATTTATCACAAATATCATTTTCGGATGGACACGGAAAAGATGCACCATTTAGAGCATCAATTTCTACTAATGCAAATGATGTTAATGTTAGAACATATTTAATAGGACTTGGATGGGATCAAGCTAAAAGAGTTGTATTAACAATAGATTCGGGTATTACGGTATCAACAACCAGTTCAGGTGCAGGTTTTTATGCCCTTACAGTTTCTGGCTCATTTCCTAAAGGTATTCGTATTGTTAATAACGGTACTATAGCAGGAAAAGGCGGTCCTGGTGGAAATGGTGGTGGTTCTCCAGCAACAAATTCAACATCATTACGAGGTACTGCTGGAGGTTCTGGAGGTGCTGCATTATATGCTAGCACTGCGGTGACTGTTATTAATAATGGTACTATAGCTGGTGGTGGCGGCGGCGGCGGCGGCAGTGCTGGTGTATATGCTGTTATGACTGCAAATGCTAAAAAGTTATGGGCCGGGGGTCCTGGCGGTGGAGGTGGTGCAGGCGGCACTGGAGGTCCTGGAGGTACTCGCGGCACAACAACATGGCAATCTCCTATTATTCCTGCAATAACATATCCGACAAATGGTTCTAGTGGCACTGCCACAGCAGGAGGAAGTGGTGGTGATGGTGGTAACTATGCATTTAATGATGGATCCGGTGGTAGCGGCGGGTTGATCTGGTCAAATCCACCAAATGGTGGTAGCGGTGGGGCTTTGGGCAGTGCCGGAACAAGTGGAAATTCTGCAGGCGGGGCATTTGGTTCCGCGACTATTGTTAATGGATCTGCAGGCGGCGCTGGTGGAGCTGCAGGTCTTGCAGTTAAAGGGTCAAATTATGTTACTTTTTCTACATTAGGAACTGTAGCAGGCGGGACAGAAACAGTTTAATAGGAAAACAACATGCAAATCAAATATACATATAAAGTATTAAATGTTGATACAAATGGAAGAACTATGGAAGTTAAATATACATCACCAACTCATGGTGATATGAATGTATATACAAGAATTCCATATGAAGGTGAAACTTTAGAAGCTGTAATAGTCCAATATTCACCTGTTGCATATTGGATAGAAAAAGATGCAGTAGTTCAAACTATAGATGTTGCAGCTGCATTCGGTGCAATTGATTATTCTGATGAACCTACATTGGAAGAGCGCTCAGGACAAATGAGAGCAATCCGTAATCAACTGCTTCTTCTTTGTGACTATACACAACTTCCAGATGCACCTGCTTCGATCAATAAAGAAGCTTGGTCACTATATCGTCAAGAATTAAGAGATGTGACATCACAAGCTGGTTTCCCAGACAATATTGTATGGCCGACACCGCCTCAGTAATATAAATACTTGTATAGCCGAGTACTCATGAAAGGGGCGCGAAGATGGCAATCAAGATTCAAGGCACTACGATCATCAATGATCAAACTGCTTACATAGATTTAGCTGGAACTACAGCAGTCAAAGTTCCTGCGGGAACAACTGGTCAGCAACCAACTGGTGTTCTAGGTCAGTTGCGCTACAATACTACAACAAATTCGTTTGAAGGTTATAGTAATGCTGGTTGGGGTTCCATTGGCGGCGGTGGCGGAGCAGGTACTGATGAATTTGCAAGAACAATAGCATTTTTAGGATTATAATATGATACCTGTAAATAGTCTCATTACAAAATTAAATTCTGCTATAGCAACTGGTGGATTGACTAGTCTTGAATTAGCACAAGTTTTTGGTGCAATAGAATCAATAGAAAAAAGTGGTATAGGAGTTGTTACTGCAACTTTAAATTTACCGCCTGCTGCCAATAATAAAGGTAGATTTGTATACATCACTTCTGAAAGTAAATATGTATATAGCAATGGTATTACTTGGGACATTAATAATATACTTAGATTTCCAGATGCCAATGGATATGCATGGGGCACCGCTGTCTATGGTAGACTTGGCGATGGTACTACTGTTGCTAAATCATCACCTGTTTCTGTAATAGGTGGTTTTACAGATTGGGTTCAACTAAATGCTGGCTCTCAACATAGTTTTGGTATTCGTGCAAATGGGACTGCATGGGCGTGGGGTGCCGCCACCTCGGGAAAACTAGGTGATGGAACAACTGTTTCTAAATCATCTCCTGTATCGGTTGCAGGTGGGTACACTGATTGGGTTCAAGTAAGTGCAGGTGCCACACATAGTCTTGGCTTAAGAGCAAATGGGACTGCGTGGGCATGGGGCGCTGGTACAAACGGAAGACTTGGTGACAACACTGCAGTAGCAAAATCGGCTCCTGTATCGGTTGCAGGTGGTTTTATAGATTGGGTGCAAGTAAGTGCTGGCGCCATTCATAGTCTCGGTGTAAGAGCAAATGGAACCGCATGGGCTTGGGGTTCTGGTGCAAGTGGTATTTTGGGGGACAATACCACAGTATCCAAATCGTCTCCAGTTTTGGTGGTAGGTGGCTTTACAGATTGGATTCAAGTAAGTGCTGGTGCCACACATAGTCTTGGCTTAAGAGCAAATGGAACTGCTTGGGCATGGGGGCCGAGCACAAATGGCAGACTTGGTGATGGAACAATAGTTTCTAAATTGTCTCCAGTTTCAGTGGTAGGTGGTTTTACGGATTGGATTCAAGTAAGTGCGGGCGGCTTGAGCAGCGGGCATAGTGTCGGTCTTCGAGCTAATGGAACTGCTTGGGCATGGGGTTATAATACTAACGGTCAATTAGGTGATGGTACGGTTTCATCTAGAACATCACCAGTATCTGTAGTTGGTGGTTTTACAGATTGGGTTCAAGTAAATGCCGGGACCTCTAATAGTGTCGGTCTTCGAGCTAATGGAACTGCTTGGGCTTGGGGTGCTGCTATTTTAGGTGACAACACGGCAGTAGGTAAATTGTCTCCAGTATCTATAGTGGGATCCCTCAATTGGGTTCAAATAAGCACAAATGTTGCCCATATGTTAGGAATTAAAGCATGACAGCAATATTAAATATTATTGAAATTATAGTAGATAAAATTACTAATTCTACAACAGAACAAGAATTTCTATTCCTTTCTAAGATTATAGAAAAATTAAATGTAAATAAAGTAAAAACTGTAACTTTATATACAGATATGTTTGATGATTCTTATACATATGGTGATCTGTATTTTGTAGAAACTGAAAATTCTCTATATTATAGTTTTGGCCCTAATAGACTTAAGGTAGTAGAAGGAAGTCCAAGTCTATTCTCATTTGGCGAAAATGGATCTGGACAATTAGGCGATAATACCGGTATAGGAAAGCAATCACCAGTTTCAGTAGTTGGTGGTTTTACAGATTGGATTTATTCGAGTTCTGGATTTAGTCATAATCATGTAATTAGATCTAATGGTACTTTATGGGGTTGGGGATATAACGGCAACGGCCGAATAGGTGACAATACTGTTACAGTTAGATCATCACCTGTATCTGTTGTAGGTGGTTTTACAGATTGGACAGAAGTAAGTGCTGGAAATGCATTTTCTCTAGGTTTAAGAGCAAACGGAACTGCCTGGGCCTGGGGTAATAATACTAGGGGCCAATTAGGTGATGAAACAATAGTTTCTAAATTATCTCCTGTATCTGTAGTCGGTGGTTATGTTGATTGGATTCAAGTAAGTGCTGGGCCAGCCTCATTCCCGCATAGTGTAGGTTTAAGAGCAAACGGAACTGCCTGGTCCTGGGGTAATAATGGTAACGGACAGCTTGGAGATAACACTTTAGTATCCAAATCTTCCCCTGTATCGGTTGTAGGTGGTTTTACAGATTGGACACAAGTAAGCGCCGGAGGTTACCATAGTTTGGGAATTAGAGAAAATGGAACTGCGTGGGCGTGGGGAGCGAACACAAATGGAAGACTTGGTGATAATACTACAGTAGGTAAATCGTCTCCAGTGTCAGTAGTTGGTGGGTACACTGATTGGGTTCAAGTAAGTGCAGGTGATCGTCATAATCTCGGTATAAGAGCAAATGGAACTGCTTGGGCATGGGGTTATAATCTATATGGAAGACTTGGCGATGGAACGACTGTTTCTAAATCATCTCCTGTGTCAGTTGTAGGTGGTTTTACAGATTGGGTTCAAGTAAGTGCTAATATACATAGTGTAGGATTAAGATTAAATGGTACAGCATGGGGCTGGGGTGGAAATGGTAGTGGCCGCTTAGGTGATGGTACTGTTACTAGTAGATTATCACCAGCATCTGTCATTGGTGGATTTGGCAATTTTAATGATTGGGTTCAACTAAATGCTGGTGGTGCATTTAGTGTCGGTATAAGAACATTATAATATAAGGATTAAGTAATATGTCATATGGAATAGTACACAAAAATAGAGTAGTTGTAGGACCAATGGCTTGGTCCCAAAAGTATTTTACATCAGCTCTTAAAATTCGTCATAAAATAGATGCAAATATACCTGGCATTGAACCAGAAATATTGCCATATGTAATTGACAATGATACTAAAATTCATAGAGTTGTCGAAAATAGACCAGAATTAAATACTATGATTCATTATTATTATGGCCCAATTTGGGATTTTTCTAATGATATTATAATTGCAAATTATGAAGTAAAAGATATTTCTATTGAAGTTGCAAAAGATAATTTTAGATCGGTATTGGCATCTGAAAGATACAAAAAAGAAATTTCAAATACTAAATTGACTTTACAAAATCTTGAAATAACCATTGATACCTCCCGAGAAAGAAGAAATGTATACATACAAAAGTTTTTAACTATGAATGATGGTGAAGTAATAAATTGGAAATTTTCCGAAGGTTGGTTAACTATATCTAAAGAAGAATTAAGTATTATAGCTAAAGCATGTGCAGATTATATTCAAGATACATTTAATTGGGAAAAGTCATTAAATGAGCAAATTGATTCTTGCTTAACTACTGAAGAACTTTTAAATTTAGATTTTATTAACAAATTGGCTTAAGTATAATGGTATCAATAGTTAAAACAAATGCTGTAACAGAATTAGGTACATTAATAAGTGGATTATCTCTTTCTACCGAGACAACCAGTGAATTAGTTTTAATCCTAAAGACTGCATCTTTGGGTGATGTAGATTCTTCAACAATAAAAACAGAATTATTATCTAGATTAAATTCTGCTAATACTGCTAC